AAATCGATAGGCGAGATATTGGCCTTAGAGAGAAAATGGTTCTGTGGTGTTTGTTAGAGCGTTATTCCATGCGGTCTTTTTCTTCCCATGATAGCGGTGGTTATATTGCCTTGATGCTTGGTAGTCATAGAAACACGATTAATAAAGCGATACAAAAGTTAATGGATGCGAAGATTATTTGGTGTGCGATAGAGGGCGAGAGGGTAATGTTGACGAAGTTAGAGAGGGGGAAACAGCATAAACACTTTTTACCTGTTGGTTTAAGCGTTATGCTGCTTGAGGAGACTTAGTTATAAGTTCTCGAAGATCCTAATGGCTATATAAATTCCTATTAGGATAGTAAGCCAGATTAAGAAACCTATGCCGAAGATGTAGCCTATTGTTTCAATCATAGGATGGCTCATTCTAAATCTCCACAAGAACTACCACAAATATCAGTCGCTCTACTCATGGCCATTAAAATGCCTTTTTTAGTTGGTTGCACATCCATAGTTTCAAATTCAACAAAGCCTTCGTTTTTTTGTTGATTGTAATATTCTATGGCGTTTTTCTTACTGCCAAAAAATCTTGTACATGATGTCTCGTTATAATCTTTAACTATATATATTTTCACTTAAAAACCTCTACATTTAAAACCTTGGTTTTTTTGCGTTTGTCTCTTGGATATTCAATAACCACTCTACCACTAGCAAAGCGTGTTTCAATTCTACCTGCTCTTATATCAAACATGGTTATTTGTCCGTCTAGCTTTTCTTTGTCTAAGCGTTGGCGTTGTTCTTCTACTTTGTCGTTATGCTGCGTCATGTTTAATTCCTCCTATTGAAATGTTATTTGTTTAATTAAGTTTTGAATTATAAATAAGGTTTTCTTTTCCTCAGTCGTTGGTGTTGGTTTATCTACCAATGGTTTGCCTTTATCAGCTAGGGCCTCAATTAAGACTTCCATGTCTTTTTCTGTTACTTGTAGTTTAATTAATGCCATTATTGTTATGCCTCTTTAATGACTTTTAAATACTCACAATCAAATTCGATTAAATCATCAGTGTCAATTAATTCTTCTGTGCAATCTCCAAACTGACCACAACCAACCCAAACATCAACACCAAATTTTTTATTCATATAATCAATATCACCTTTAGAAAAGTGTTCAAATATTTGAACTTCACCCCATTCGTCATGTCCTATTGATTGTCCATCATTGTATAAAAGAATTCCATCCCCATCTTCTAATTTATAACTACACCAATCGTTGCTTATAATTATTTCTTTACTCATCTTATTTCTCTTTTTCCCTCTATTATCTGAATAGTTTTATTTGCACAATCACAACAAAAATAATTTTGTAAATCAATATTCTCATTTTGTTCTTGCCATTTATTTATTTGAGCATCGGAACAGTCAAGTATTTCTTCTATATCTAAACAACCAGCAAATTCATTATTCCAATCAAAGTTTATTTTACATACTTCGCAAGTCCTTGTATCTATATCATTCATTTTTGTTCTCCTATTAAATAACTGCTCTCGCAATTACGATGATTATAAAAACCATGAGAGCAACAAAGATAATGTTCTCTGTCATCTCTCTGGCTACGTCATGCCAAGGTTTAGGCTGTCTTGGTTTGTGTAATTTGTGTGCGTAGTCTTTCATCTATGCCACCTCTTCAAGTTTATTAACATACTCAGAAACAATCTCTTCACCTATGATGTAGGCATACATATTTACAACTTTTTCAGCATCGCTGAAATCGGTTGATACTTTGCCAAAGAGCGAATCTTCATATTCTCTAATATGTTCTATAACATCAAATACTTTATCGCCTAGCCATTGCTTAGCTTGGTAAGTGCCTGTGATGTAATAGTCAGTATTAAAAGCATGATGATGAAGATCATCTTTATTGTCTTCTATCCATTCCGCATCTTGATCATCAATGAAATCATCAAAATATTGTTTTATCTCTTTTCTTTTATAATCCATTTTTATCTCCTCTTTAATAATGAATAAGATAATTATCAGTCATGTTAGATCATATTGCAAGCTATCTAGTGCAAATAATGGCTGTTTTTCTAGGTTATTTATGAAAAAGCCTATAAAATGGGGATTTTAAAGGAGCAAAAAAAAATCAATTATGGAGCAAAAAACATCTAAAAAAGACAATAAATCTATAAAAAAAGTAGGTAGAAAGCGTATTAATATTGATCTTGAACAAGTAGAAAATTTGGCTAGTCGTGGACTTGGCACTACTCAAATTGCCCGTGCTTTGGGGGTTTCATGGAATACTATAGATCGTAATAGAAAGCGTTTAGGTGAATTTGAAGATGCTTTAAAAAGGGGAAAGGCAAGAGGATTGGCTCAGGTAACTAACTCTTTATTTACTTCAGCGAATGACGGCAATGTAACGGCCCAGATATTCTATTTAAAAAACCAAGATCCAAAAACCTGGAAAGATCGTGTTGAAAGTGTCCATGCAACTATTAATTTAAATGATGTTTTAAACGGAGCAAAAACAAGAATTGGCAACTATACGGCAACTGAAAGGCAGCCAAAGATTATAAATGCTGTAGATACAAGCTCTCAGGGTGGGGAGCATCTCGTATCTAAGAAGATGCACAAAAAAAAGTAGGGTTAAGCGTTGGCAAATTATTTCCCCCAAGAGAACAACAGCCAACAGAAAGGGCAGGAAACCCGTTGACGATGCTCCTCGCATCAATTCGTCAATATACCCCCCCTTTCACTTTTGCGACGGGGCAATGTATGTGGAACTGTTGAACTAAAATTTTTTTATTTTTTTTAAAGTGAGGGTAATAACATAGACATTAAATTATATTGCGGTAATTCAGATCATTTAATTAAAAAACTTAAAAACAAAACCATTGATGTTGTTGTAAGTAGTCCGCCATACAACATTAGTAGAAATTACAATTCTTATAAAGATAAAAAAATTAATTATATGAATTGGCAAATTAATTTTTGGAATGAAGTTTTTACTAAAGTCAAAGATGATGGTCATGTGTTTTTAAACATACAGCCATCAAGAAAAAACCCACTTTGGTGTTATGAGCTAATATCACAACTAGACTGGAAAATACAAAACACATTTATTTGGAATAAAAGAATTGAAATAGATGGTTATGTAAGAGGACAGGGAACTACATCACAAAGTAAAAAATATATATGCAATGGCTGGGAGTATGTTTTTCATTTAACAAAAAAGGGTGAAACAGAAATATCACAAAAGGAAAGTGGTGTTGGTTATCACCCACAATGGGCTGAAGAAAATGCAAAACGCTTTGGTAAAACTTGGAGGCCTACTGTTAATTCTTGGCATATACCTTACGAAACCATAGGGCATGGATCAATTAGTAAAGAAAAAATAAAAGGCAATCACCCTGCAATATATCCAAAAGCATTAGTAAAAAAATGTTTACAAATAACAGGTTTAAAAAATGGATTGGTTTTCGATCCATACTTGGGAACTGGAACAACATCTTTGGCTGCAAAAGATATGGGCTTTGACTCTATAGGGTTTGAGTTAGATGAAGAATATTTAAACCTAGCAAAAACCAAAATAAAACAAATATGAAATACGGAGCAGAACAAGAAAAAGAACTCATGACCGAAATCTGGTCAATGAATGTTAAAGACGATCCCTACAACTTTGTTAAGTTCATCTTCCCTTGGGGAGAAAAAGACACCCCCCTCGAAGAATTTACAGGCCCTCGCAAGTGGCAAGAAAAAATTTTAAGAGATATTTCAATACACATACAACGTAACAATGGCAAAGCCACACCAGAGATGTTTAGACTTGCGGTAGCAAGTGGTCGTGGTATCGGCAAGTCAGCACTTGTCGCCTGGTTAATACTTTGGATGCTTTCAACCAGACTTGGTTCTACCATTATCGTTACTGCTAACACCGAACAACAGCTTCGATCAAGAACTTGGGCGGAGCTAGGTAAATGGCTAACACTTTCAATTAACAATCACTGGTTTACAAAAACAGCCACCACAATAAAACCCGAGGCATGGTTTGAAGAGGCACTCAAAAGGGATCTCAAAATAGATACAGGCTACTACTACGCCCAAGCACAGTTATGGAGTGAAGAAAATCCAGACGCATTTGCTGGTATTCACTCTAACTACGGAGTTTGTCTCATCATGGATGAGGCATCAGGTATTCCTGCACCTATATATTCTGTATCAGAAGGATTCTTTTCCGAACCAACCGAAAATCGTTTTTGGTTTACCTTCTCTAACCCACGCAGAAACACAGGCCCATTCTACGACAGCTTCCATTCCAAGCGTAAATTTTGGGAACTAGAGCAAATCGACTCACGCACAGTTGAGGGAACAGATCAAAACCTTTTTCAATCCATGCTTGAACAATATGGTGAAGATTCAACAGTCGCCAGAGTAGAAGTTTTAGGTGAGTTTCCTCACGCAGACGATGATTCAGTTATCCCAATGGAACTTGCAAGAGCAGCACTAGGTAGAGATGTTGCATTGACCTCAAGTGATCCTATTGTTTGGGGATTAGACGTAGCAAGATTTGGTGGTGATAACTCAGCACTGTGTATCAGACAAGGCAACACAGTTTTTGAAATTAAGACTTTTAAATCGATGGATTTAATGCAATTATGCGGTGCGGTTAAAAACTTATACGATGATGCAACCGCAATGAACAGACCACAAGAAATCCTTGTAGACGTAATTGGCTTGGGTAGTGGTGTTGTTGATAGACTCTTAGAACAGAACCTTCCTGTTCGTGGTGTAAACGTAGCTGAGTCTCCAGCAACCAGTAAAAACTATTTAAACCTAAGAGCAGAACTGTGGTTTGGTATAAAAGATTGGTTGGCGCAACGTGATTGCCGTCTTCCTTATGATGATGAGCTTGTGGCGGAATTAGTTGCGCCTTCCTATAAATATACATCAACAGGAAAAATAAAAATAGAGTCAAAAGAAGAAATGAAAAAAAGAGGCATCAAATCACCTGACAAAGCAGATGCACTTGCATTAACCATGGCAAGTTCGGCTGCAAGTTTTGGTGGAGGAACTTCCTTTTTGGGTTATAATTTCAGAAAACCCTTAAAATCTAAAATTCTACGAGTAGGTTAATATATGGAAATGAAAAAAGACCAAGGTGTAAAAGATTCAGTTGATAACGAAAAACTGCAAAGCATCTTAAAATCAGAACTAGACGATGCTAGAGATTACATCGAGCAAGTAGGCGAAGATAGAGCCGAGGCAACTGAATATTATTTAGGTGATGCACCACATGGACAAAGCTCCATGCAGTCTGAATACATCTCAACAGATGTAAGAGACAGCGTTTTATTTATGCTTCCATCTATCATGCGAACTTTCTTTGGTACTAATAAAATAGTTGAGTTTGTACCACGCAACGCAGAGGATATTCCTTTAGCTACTCAACAAACAGATTACATCAATTACATCATTCAACAAAAGAATCCTGGGTTCAAAGTTATGTATGACGTATTTAAAGATGCACTCATTAGAAAAACTGGTTTTGTTAAAGCCTACTGGGATGACAGCATCATTGCATCAACTCACGAATACACAGACGTATCACCAGAGGGTTATCAAGCTCTCATGTTAGATCCTGATGTTGAAA